AAATAGATGGCTGATGTTAATGCTAATATTGGCGTTAATATTGATACGTCTGCAGCGTTAGCCCAACTAAAGGCTTTACAACGTCAGATATCTCAGTTTCATACATCTATCGCTAAAAGCAGTGAAACTGCTGCATTGGCGCAGAGGGATCTGCAGAAAAACTTTCTTAATAGCGTAAATGCTATTGGAGCGTTCTCTGCAGAACTCCGCACCGTAAAAACAACTGCTGAGTCTTTTACTGATTCACTTCAAAAAAACAAGTTCTCAATGCGAGAATATTTCCGCTTTGCAGGCGGTGCAACAAAAACATTTGGAAAATTATTTAAATCTGAGTTTGACACAATAGGCAAGGTAGCAGATGATCGTGTCAAGAGACTTCAGACTCAGTACATAAAATTAGGTCGTGATACAAGCGGTGTAATGAAGGCAATTGCCATTATGCCTAACCAACTTGATATGAGTAATTTTTCTACTCAATCACAAATTGCAGCACAGAAACAAGCAATATTTAATCAGTTAGTTAAACAAGGATCTACAAATCTTTTAAACTTTGGTAAGAATACCCAGTGGGCTGGCCGCCAGTTAATGGTTGGCTTTACGCTACCACTAGCCACTTTGGGAACGGTAGCAACACGTACTTTCATGGAGATGGAAGCACAAACAATTAAATTTAGAAAAGTCTATGGTGATTTATTTACACCAACAGAAGAAACAAACCAAGCACTTGATAATATTACAGCACTTGGCCAGATGTTTACAAAATATGGTGTGGCTGTTTCTCAAACAGTGGGTCTTGCAGCAGAAGCCGCAGCAGCAGGTTTTTCTGGAGTCGACCTACAGCGTCAAACAACAGAAGCAACGAGACTTTCTGTTCTTGGACAAATTGATTCCAATAAGGCACTTGAAACAACAATTTCATTGCAAAATGCATTTAAGATGTCTTCTGAAAACCTTGCATCATCTATCGATTTCTTAAACGCAGTAGAAAACCAAACAGTAGTATCTCTTGATGATATTACAACTGCAATTCCAAAGGTTGCTCCAGTTATCCAGCAACTAGGTGGAGATGTAAAAGACTTAGCATTCTTTATGGCTGCAATGAAAGAAGGTGGAATTAATGCATCAGAAGGTGCTAACGCACTTAAGTCTGGTCTTGCAGCATTAATTAATCCAACCACAAAAGCATCTGCAATGCTTGCAGGTTATGGAATAAATATAGACAAAATTATTGAAGGAAATCAGGGAGATCTAAAAACAACTGTTGTTGAGTTTGCTCAAGCACTTGATACACTTGATCCACTAACTCGTGCAAGAGCAATTGAACAACTATTTGGTAAGTTCCAGTTTGCTCGTCTTTCAACTTTGTTTGATAACGTAACAAATCAAAGCGGTCAGGCAGCCCGTGTACTTGAACTAGCGGGAACATCTATTGAAGACCTTTCAGCCTTGTCTGAAAAAGAATTGGGCATGACTGCAGATTCTGCAATGAATAAGTTTAGAAAGTCTGTTGAAGATTTAAAACTTTCACTTGTTCCAGTAGGACAAACATTTTTACAAGCAGTAACACCAATTGTTGAATTTATTGGCGGAATACTTGAAAGATTTAATAATTTATCTGATGGCGTAAAGAAAGCCTTAGTAGTACTAACTGTAGCAATTGGAGCAATTGGACCTATTGCACTTATGACATTTGGTTTGCTTGCAAATGGTCTTGCAAATATTGTCAAGGGCGCACTTGTATTACGTAATGGATATTTAAGATTAACTGGACAAACTCAAATACTTGGTGAACAAACAGAGTATTTAACAATGGAGCAGATTGATGCAGCAGCAGCATCTCACTCATTAGATCAATCACACGCAAGACTAACTCAAACATTCACTGCTGAGTCAAGTGCGGTTACTCAACTTATTGCCGCATATCAACAGGCTACAGTTGCAGCAGCAAAGTTTGCAGCAATCAATCCTGGATTGATGAGAGCGCCAGGAGGCGCACCTACTAAGAGAGCAAAGGGAAAGCCAGTAGTTGTCGGCGGCACTGGAAATAAAGACACAGAGTTAGCATTACTCACACCTGGAGAAACAGTAATTCCAGCAGAGATGTCAAAGAGATATGGTGCTTTAATCAATGGAATGATTGCTGGCAATATTCCTGGATATAGAAGAGGGCTTGGTTCTGGAGACGCAGAATTTGCACAATCTATTGCTGGTGTTGCTCCACAAAGAAGCCAAGCAGGAGTTCAGGCTTTCTTAGAAAGAGAACTTAAGGCTGTTCCAGAACAACTTGTTCAAGACTTTAAAGACTTAGTTACAACAATTTCTCAAGAAGTAAAACTTTCAGAAACAGCACTAAAAGAAAGACTAAAAGCATTTAGAGCACAATACAATGCAAATATTGGTCAACAAGAAGAATTACAGTTTGCACACCTTGACACTGGAAGAAGAGTTGCTGCAGGACCATTGTTAGAAAGTGGAGCAGTAACCGATCCAAGAACACAGGCTAGACTAAGAGAATTTGTTGATGCTGCTGGAGCAGAGGCACTTGTTGATCTTAAAACTGGGTTTGGTGTAGAACTAACTGGATTTTTAAATAATGCAATGCAGGGTGCAGGTGCAAGTTTACAAGATGTTCTTACTGATTTTGAAATTGGTGGAGTAGAAAAATTCCGTCAATCCGTTGAAATGGGCGGCGGTAATATGGAACAACTTGGAGATGAGTTAGTAGCATTTGATACAAGATTCCAACAAAACCTACAAGAAGCATATGATAATGGTGCAAGAATTATTGTTGACAGTCAGGCACAGATTGAGCAAATGAGACAAGAAGCACTTGCTAAGGGTGAAGCATTTGATGATACAGTTTATGTTGCAATGGATACTGTTGCACAGCAAACTAGAGAAAATGTTCTTAAATTAGGAAATGGCCTTGATGCTGTATTTGAGGAAGCAATAAACAGAGTTACAGAAATAAGATACCAAGGATTAACTCCAGACCAGCAGGCAGCACTGCCAGCAGGCTATGGTAGAGGATCAAAGGGCGGAAGAATAACTCCTGGTGGAACAAGTTATGGTAGAGGTAAAAAAGTTGTTGGAGATTTTAGAAATGCTCCACTTGCACAAGAAAGTGCAGCAAATGTTAATGCAGCAATTGCAGCAACAGCACAAGCAGCAGGAACTCAGTCTCCATCAAGAAAAACAATTCCAATCGGAGAAGATATTGCAAGAGGTCTTGAAGTTGGAATGGATAATAGAAAAGATGATGTTGCAATGGCTGGCCAAGAACTTGCTACTGCAGCCGTTTCTGGAACACAAAGCGGTAGAAGAGCGGCATTTAGACCACAAGGACCAGCAGGAACAGATAATCCAACACAAAGTGGTGGACCAAGAGTTAGAAGAAGAGCCGATAGACCACAGGCACCTGCTAACCTTACTTTAGAGCAAGCACGTCAATCGGCAATTTCTCCAGCAATGAGAGATGCAATAGATCAAGAAGTAACAGCAAGAAAAACTTCTTCACAAAGACTTGATGCAATGAACAAGGGTCTTATGGCTGGAACGTTTGCACTAACATCTCTTGCTGGTGCTGGATCTATGGCAAGTGGCCCACTTGGAAATCTATCTCAACAGGTAATGAAATATTCAGGATTATTATTTGCATTAATGTCTGTTACACAATTATTAACACAGGCAAAGGTTACAGAGTTGGTTGCAACAAGAGCATCAACTGTTGCAACAGCAATGGGTGGAACTGGTTTTAAATCTTTGTTTAGCAAAGGCGGAGGCATTGCTGGATTTGGCAAAAACCTACTAACTGCAGGAAAATTTGTTTTACGTTTTGCTGGTCCAATTGGATTAGTAACAACAGGTCTTCTTGGTCTTTACTCTATAACTAAAATGATAAATGCAGCAAGAGAAAAAGAAAGACAAAAACTAGAAGCATTTTCAGATGTAATAACAGTAAGTGCTGACAAGTTAAAGTTTTTATCTGAACAATTTAATTTTATCCCAGTTAAGGGATCTTTAGAAACTTTTGGAAAAGACCTTGAAGCAACATCTACAAAGGTAAGAACAGCAAGAGAAGAGTTAAAAGCATCTGAAGGATTCCAGGAAACATACGGACAGAATATAGAGCAAATTCGTGGAATGTCAGACCAACAAGCAGAGTCTGCTTTATCGTTTATGGGTCTTGACTTAATTTCTCAGGGTATGGCAAAAGAACAAGTCCAATTACTTATAGATACAATTAAAGAAGAAGCAGGAAAGAAAGATCTAAAGTTTGATTTTAAAAATCTTACTTTTGATGAAAAGGGATTTAGTGGGCTAAACACTCAATTTGCTACATCCTTAAAAGAGTTTTCTACTACAGCACAACAAGGTTTTGACAAGGTCTTTCAGCAGGTAGCAGTAGGAGAAGGTCGCTCTGCAAGAATAAATATTGTTGAAAGACTGGTTCCAAATAAAGAAGCAAAGGCAGCGATTAAAAATGCTGGAGCACTTATAGGCTCTTATTCAGAAAGCCTAAATCGTTTAGTAACAAGCGGTTCAATAGAAGCAGCAGAATTTACCAAGGTAACAGATAGCATGTTCGCTAGTATCACAGAAGCAGCACCAGATGCGTCTATGCAAATTAGAATTTTTAATGCAGCCTTAAATGCAATAGACCCAACACTTTCCAAAGCAGTTAAGGGTGTCAAAAACCTAAAGGATATGCAACTACTGCTCAAGTCTGCAATCGCTGGAGTATCCGCCAATTTGATTGCTAGTGCTGCACTTGCTTTTAGAACAGCAGAGGCACTTAATAAGGTTGCAGCGGCAAATGCAAAAGCATTTGGAGTAAAAGATTTAACTGCTGATCAAGCAGCAAAAAGAGGGTTTGCCAACAATGCTGCTGTAGACGCTAGAAAATTATTAAATGATGCAATAAAAGAATCAATTGAACTTCAAAAGGCTTTAAACAAGGTTCAGGGCGACGGTACTGGTAAAGGTACAGGAGAAGACTCACCATTTGTTTTAGCAATTAAACAATTACAAAAGCAACGAGATGAATTAATAAATACACAAAAGGCTTATGAAATTCTTACAAAGGCTGGCTTTGATGCAGCCACAGCAACAAGATATGCTGAAGACTCTGTTATTGCACTAGGACTTGCAACAGGTAAAATTAGCACAACACAAATTAATCAAGTTAAAACACTAATGGAAGAAATTGAAAAACTTGCAGGATCTAAAGCAATACAAGATTTCCTAGATTCACTTGGAACAGAAAATAAACTTAAGGAAGATTTTTTTGCAATAGTTCCTCAAGTTATGGCATTAGGTGGAACATTAAAAGATATTGAGGCAATTTTAAATAATCCAACACTAATGCAGTCTTTCCTAGACCCATTTGCGGATGCAGCAACTAAAACAGAAAGAATTAAAAACACTCTAAATGCTTTCAGAACTAGTGAAGCAATTGACATTAAGTTTGATCTTCTTCTTGATCCAGAAAAAGCAGCAGAAGAATTAAAGCAAAAAGCAGAAGAATTGTTTGGTTTTCTTGAAAGAGCAGCACAAAGAGAATATAAACCATTAATAGTTAATGCTGAAAAAGAAGTTAAGAATGCACAAGAGGCTGTTGATAAGATACAGAATAAAATTGATGCAATTCAGAAAAACATAGACACACAGCAGCGCAATCTTGAAACAGAAATCGGTAGAAAAATTGAAGACTACCAAGAGCAGGTAAGCGACCTACAAAGAACAATAGAAGTTCAATTTGATAGACCTATTGAGGCAATACAAAATGAAATTAGTGACCTAGAACGAGGAATCGAACTAGACTTTGAAAGACCAATAGCGGCATTACAAGAAGTAGCGTCTGACCTATCTAACGATTTAACATTAATGGACAAGGCTGCTGAGTCTATAAATGAAAAATATGATGCACAAGCAAAGGCACTTCAGGATGTGGCAGATGTTAATCAAAAGATACTTGGTCAGCAAAAACAACAGATCAGTCTTGCAGATGCACTAACACAGGGAGATATATCTGCCGCAGCACAAATAGCGCAAGAGGCAAGGGCTGCATCAGCAGATGCATCTTCAGTTAATGCAGAAAACACATTGCAGGCTGAAAGACAACTAGAATTAGATAAACAAAGAAATGCTGCTGGACTTACAAGAAAACAAATTGAAGAAGCCCAATTTGCTATTAGTCAGCAAACATTTGCTCTTGAAGAAAATCGTGAAGCAGTACAAGCAAGAATCCAAATAAAACAAGACAAAATTCTAGCAATTGAAAAATCTAAACTACCTATTCTTACACAAATAAAGGGGATTGAAGATAAGATTTATGCTCTTGAAGAAAATCGTGAAAGAATACTTCTTGATATTCGTCGACTTGAAGATCAGATATATAGCATTAAAATTGATCAACTTGAACCTGCAACAAATGCATTGAGGTTAGCAGAAGACAATCTTCAAGCAGTAAGAGATGAATTACAGGCAAGACTTGATGCTATTGATGCACAAAGAGATGCTTTTGAAGCAGCAGAAGATGCAAACATTGCTGCTAAAATTACTGCTGGACAATATAAAGATGTAATTTCAGCAACACTTGGTTTGATGTCTGGCATGGAACAAAAATGGAGAGATATTGCTGCCGCTGCAGCGGCTGCAGCAGCACAACTTCAACTGCAAATGCAAAATCAACAAACAGGTTTCCTTCCAAGCAATGCTTTATTTGATCCTATTACGGGAGAAAGTTTAACTGGGTACAGTCCACCAGTAGAAACTCCTGCACAAGCAGCAGCATCAGCAAGGGCGCTAGATGAACTCACCGCTTTAGCACAAGCAGTTGATGCAGCACAAGCAGCACTAGATGAAGCAGAACTAGGAACTGATGTAGATAAAATAATTGCAGCCTCACTAGCCCTTTCTGCAGCACTTGCAGCATATAATGCTTTTGTTAATGCAAGTACAAAATCTACTACTTCTACAATAAACAATACAGGAGGTAGGGCCGGCGGCGGATGGACTGATATGCAAGCACTAGCATCTGGCGGAATGGTTAAGCCTAAATATTTTTCAGTTGGCGGAGCAGCAAGAGGAACAGATATTGTTCCAGCAATGCTTACACCTGGTGAGTTTGTGATGAGTAGATATGCTGTTAGTAATTATGGTGTTGATAAAATGAAAGCCATGAACAATGGCTTATATGAAGGCGAGAAGGTGTATAATTATAACCTAAGCGTTAATGTTAAATCTGATGCAAATCCAGATGATATTGCTAGAGCAGTTATGACACAAATTAAACAAATTGATTCACAAAGAGTTAGAGGGCAAAGAGTATAATGGCTACAAGCGCCTATATCACTGGTAGACGTAGATATCAACGACCACAGGCTGTTCTATGGTCAGATAACCCTGGAACCCTGTCTAATGGCCTATACGTGCCCAATGGCTTTGAAGTAGGGGCAAGCGTACCAGCACAAACAGACCCAAATTTAATTGATCAATTTTTAATTTTATCAGATGATAATCGTGGAGCAATTGATATTAATCAAGAAAGACTTGAGCAAAGACAAAGAACAATTAATGGACGTATGCGCTCATATCATATAGCAGATAAATTAAAGTTTAGTTGGTCTTGGAATTTATTACCATCTCGTGCATTTTTTCAAAATGCTGAATTCAATACAACAACTGGTAAGTCTCCATACCAAAACATTACACAAGAATTTACATCAGATGGCGGAGCAGGCGGAGTAGAAATATTAGACTGGTATGAAAACCATAAAGGTCCATTTTGGATGTATCTAGCATATGATAAGTATTCTAATTTTGGTGATGACAATGCAGCATTTGGACATCTTGCACAATACAATCAAATAGTTCAGGTATATTTTGCTGACTTTAGTTATTCAATTGTAAAACGTGGCGGGAACAACTTTGATTTCTGGAATATTTCGGTAACACTGGAAGAGGTCTAAAATGTTTGTTAGTGAAGCATTAAAGACATATTTAGAAACATCTGCAACAATAAGACTTCAGTCATTAGTTTTGGCTGAGTGGAATATGAATATGCCAGATAATCTTCAAAAGGTTGGCAACTATAGATATAGACCAACCACGCAAGGTTCTCAATATTTTACACTACCAGTAAGTTTTGACCTGCTTGATACTGGTAACTACTATACTGGAGCAACAGATGCAGATGTTGTTATTGATGGGGGTTTTACTAATAATAATACTCCACAGCAGTTTACCTTGCAAAAAGATAAAATGAAAATGATTTATTCTTTAGAAGACTGCACAAAACCATTTAGACCAAGGTCTGGAATTAACAAGCCACTTTATTTTTCAGGTAGATATATTGCTAACTCTGGCGCAAGCATGGCACAAAGACCAAGATACTACATGCCATCAAGATATGATGAATTTAGATATTGGACTTCTTACAGAACAGAAGATAATTTTGAGCGTGGTATTGCAAATAACATATCTAATGGACTTAACTATATAGAGGATGCAGTTCCTTTTGTTGTTTATAAAAATTCAGTTCCAGCAAACAGACTTGTTGTAAAAATGCAAACAAATGTTGGTACGGTTGATCTTGGTCCTTTTGCTACAAGCACTGGACCAATAGATGATCCACTTTTTGGAGATGCTAATAAAACAAGTCCATCAAGATGGAGAGTTCAGTATTTAAATAATAATAACTGGGTAGATGCCTATTCTTTCTTGGAAACAGATACTCGTGCAGACGGATCAGCAATAGTTGGTCCAGATGGCTACGTAGAACTAGAATATGGCCTTGTAATACCAGAACAATATAGAGACATATTTATTTATGCTGAAACTCTTTCATCTGTAACATTAAGACCTGATGCAGCACCAATAGGATATGCATACCTTGTAATACCAACAACTGGAGATAAGGGTATATTTTATATCTATACTGGAACTGGAGAAGATGATGGATATGATTCTTTTGTTCCAGAATATGGTTGGACTTTAGGATCAGAAACAATAACAAATCAAACTAATTTTGTAACAGACTTAACATCTCCAGAAGAGTTTACTGATGAGATTAATGGCGGTACAGTTTATAGAGAGTTTGCTTATGTTCAGGGTATGAGAATTGTAGTAGAGGTAATGAATAAATTTGACTCTACTTTTGATTTAATTGAAATGTCTCCAAGACTAGTAGTAGATATATCAGACAAGGTTATAGATTTTAATATTACAAAAACACTGTCAGACATTGGCATTACCTCTTTGCCAGTAGGCCAACTTTTGGCATCTACTGGAAGTGTGTCTTTATTTGATGATGACCAAGCATTTAATCAATATAATACTTCTAGCATTATTGCAGACTATGTTAGAAAAAATATTAAATTTAATTTTTATGAAATACTTGTTGATGTAGATGGTTTTGATTACTATGTTCCAATTAAAACATTGTACTCAGAAGGTATGCCACAGGCAAACATAACAAGCGGAACTTTATCTTTAGAGTTAAGAGATCTATACTTCTTCTTAGAGTCAATGCCTGCGCCAAGATTATTAATGACAGAAACATCTCTAAGCATGGCAATCGTTACTTTGTTAGACTATATTGGATTTAGCAACTATTCTTTTAGAAGACTAGACACAGAATCAGATCCAGTTATTCCATATTTTTTTGTAGCACCTGATCAAAATGTTGCAGAGGTTTTAAACCAGTTGGCCGTTGCTACACAGTCAGCAATGTTCTTTGATGAATACAATAACTTTATTGTGATGAGCAAAAATTACTTAATGCCAGCGCTAGATGAGCGACCAACAGATTTTGTTTTATCTGGAACTAATAACCAAACAGACTCTGGTGTTATTGAAAACGGTACGTCAGGAAATCTTCCAAACATTATAAGCATTGCATCTCAAGATAAAAAAGTTTATAATGGTGGAAACATATCTTATACAGCCAGATATATTCAAAGATCTTATGGAAGCATAAGACAGTCAAGCATGGTAGATAAAGATAAAACTTGGATATACAAGCCTGCACTTCTATGGGAAGTATCTGGTACGGAAAATACTAAAACTATCAATGAGGTTGCCTCTAAACAAGGTAAGTATGTTCTTGGGGCAATGCCAATTAATTCAGACTTAACGACAGAAGTTCCAACTGTTCAAAACGGTGTAGTAATAAACAACGTCTTTGATATTGGAGAAAATGTATATTGGCTTACAAGATATCAGGGATATTTCTATTCTTCTGGAGAAATAATTAGATATGATGCAGCAGAGTTTAATATAACTGGAACTGGAAATGTTTGGATTAGCAGCAACCAAGAATATCAAAAATATTTTGCATCTATACCATTTAATGGAAAAATATATCCAACAGGCTTGGTTAGAATATTTTCTACGCCATATTACGAAACCGTAGATGGATTAACAAGGCTGCAGCAGGGTGCTGTTTATGAGCATGGCCGTGGACAGTTTGGAACACCAGTAACATACCACAGTGCTGGCATCAGTTCTTATTGGTCAGACAACGCTTATGTTCGTGGGTGCAACATGCAAACACAATATTTATTTACAACAACCCTAGATCAAAATCTTTCTGTTCCAGCAACAACACTAGGTGCTGCTGGTGTTAATAACACTCTTGCACGTCAAACAACAAGAAATGGAGTTATTAAAAACTTCATGTCAACTAGTTATTTAACAGAAACAGATGTAAATAGTTTAAAGTCTACCCAGTCTGGAACAGTTCAGTCTTCAGCACTTATTATGAATGGTCCATCTTTTAAAACAACAGAAACACCAATTAACTTTGTTTCTTATCAATACAAACAACTAGACAATGCATACAAAAGTTTTGGTGCAAGAATGAGAATTATTGGCAAGATTGAAGCCAATGAAAATCGTGGTCAAACTCCAATTGGTAGCATTTCTTATTATCAAGTAAATGGCGCACAGACAAATCAAAACGTAAGCATTGGTGGAGGATCTGGAGGCTTAGCGGTTATGCTTAATCCAGAAACAAACAATGGTTATTATTTTGAAATTGTTGCCCTAACAGAAACAAACGTTGAGTCTTATTTAAAACTTAATGCGAGTGGTCAATCAGAAATAAATATTAATAATGTTGTTTTTTATAAAGTTAAAAAAGATGCTTCTAACAATAATGCTATACCCGTAAAATTGTGGGGCGGTCTAACAAGTGTTATCGTAGACGATGGAAGATTTACTGGACAATATAGACTATCTGGCGAAGACAAGCCAACTGTTTATGATCTAGGCGTAGAGTATCAAGATATTGGAACAACTAGAAGATTCTATCTTTATATAAATAACAAACTAATTAAGATTGTTGATGATACAGATCCGCTACCAGTTTATAACAATATGGCTCCGTTTGTTCGTGGTTCTTCAAGAGTAATGTTTGAAAATCTTTATGCTTTAACAAATAACTATGCACAAAATACAGTATCAGTAGTAGGAGAAACACTTTCTGGAGTATTTGGAGATTCAGAAATTGATGCCAATGAGTCTTTTAGAAAATATGCTGTAAGCGGACTTGTTCAAGGAACATACTTGACTGGAATTAGTTCTGAACAGCCACCAAAATATAATATGTATTTTGAAGAATTTGGAACAATTATGCGTGAATGTGCATATTTTGATATTAAGTATGATCGCTCATATCCTGCACTTTATGCACAACTATCCCCAACCTTTAATAGAATAAAAGGATATTCAATTTCTGGCTTTCAAGCAGACTCGTATGGTGCAGAGTTCTTAATATTTAATGCTACAGATACAGCACTGAATCTTGACGAAACAACTGGAAACTATCTAAGAATTCAGGGTATAACATTTACACAGGATACATCCTATCAACTAACAGTAGATGAATACTTTAAAAAGCAAAGCAATTTATCTGACCCAGAACTACAGGGAAGCACACTTATAACATCTCCACTTGTTGAAAAAGCAAAATATGATGAGATTAAACTAAGTAGATTAATCTATGGTAAAAATGATTTTGCTATTGAGAGTGCATATATTCAAAGCCAAGATGATGCCAATGAATTAATGGGATGGATCATTAATAAGATTATGAAACCTAAAAAATCAGTCGGCATGTCATTATTTTCTATTCCAACACTTCAACTAGGTGATATTGTTACCATTGACTATAAGAATTCTGATAGCCTAGACTTAGTGGCACAAGAGTCTGATAGATTTGTTGTATATAATATTGGATATGGAAGAAGTCTTGCTGGTCCATCTATGACTGTTTATTTGAGTGAGGTTTAAAATGGCTGCAGACAATAGCGTATCAGCAACACCTATGACACCAAGCACACTTGGATTTGCTGTAACATCTCGTAATGTAAATCCAGTATTAACTGCACCAATAGATACTATTTTATTTAATGATGATAGTGTGCCAGTTGAAATAATGGCAGATCTAATTTTTGAAAATATTGGAGGGCAGGAATTAATTAACATTGCCCGTAATGATACAATCAATGGACAGACAGTAATCTACCAACCTATTAAAAATTTAACTGCTATTCAGCAACAATATAACCCTAATAATATAGTTAGTCTTCAGTCTACATCAGATAAATACTTTCAAAACTTTTCAATTAAATTTGATGACAAGGTTCCAGATGAACCAACTGGTCCAAATGGAGAGCATGTTTACATAGATCCACAAACTGGAGAACTGGTAGTTGAAGCGGTAAATTTAGAGCCAGATGAACAAATAGAAGTAGAAATTACCATAAGTGGTACAATATATGAGGCGGACATTTAAATGATAACTGACACTGGAAAATCTATAATTGGTAAGTATTTGCTTGGTCAAGCACCAGCATATGCTTCATACATTGCCGTTGGCTGCGGAGCACAGCCGCTTGCCACCTCTGACCCATATGGCGATTACTCTGAAAAACAAAACCTAGACTTTGAAATGTTCCGTGTTCCTATTTCTTCTAGAGGATTTGTTAATGATGGAGCAACAGAAAAACTAGTTTTAACTGCGGAATTACCAACAGAAGAAAGATATGAAATAACTGAAATTGGTTTATATTCAGCAGGATCTAATCCATCTGCTGGAGCATATGACAGCAAAACAGTTTTTGCTTTTACACAAGGAGAAAACTGGCAATATCATACAAACGTAGCAGCGACATCTATTCCTACTATTACTGAGCCATTAGATGATCCTCTAGATGATAACGTAATCGCTACCGCAGACCCTGTGTTTCAAACTAACGCAGATAACTCAATATTTTATAAATCACCAAGACCTGAAAGATATGAACGTGCAAGATTTTTAAATAATATTATTTTGATACAGGGAGATGATTCAGACTTAACGGTTGATCCATCAACTGGAAGTTCTGCTGGACATTTTATTATTGAGCCTGGATCAAATCACATTCACCTAACTGGAGCAGATGTTAACTTTAGCAGAAACTCTCCAATAGATGAACTACGTCTTGCATTTTCCATTATTAGCAAAGATGGAGACTCAGCATCAGTTCCAGATACAGTAAGAATTCTTGTAGATTTTGCAGAAACAGAAGCAGAAAATACTGGAGAATTTGCAAGATTTGAAATTGAATTAGAAAACGGCAGCGGTACTGGTGGAACATATGACTTTGAAACTAACAGATATTATGTAGCATCTACTCAACTACAAGAGTTATATCAAACACAAGGATTTACATGGAATGCTGTAACTGTAGTAAAGATATATG